GTCGGTGTTCCACTCAAGTCACTATAACTACCTGTTTTTGCCACAGTTGCCAACTCACTTTCCGTAACAAATGGATCCGCAGGACTTCCGCCTTCCCCATCATTAATGAAGTCACTTGTCTTTGTTGGTTTATTCTTAATAAAATCCAAGGCCGAACCATCACTTTGATTCCAATCACTTTGAATTTGTGCGGCAGGAATTGTCGGTGTATTATCCAAGTCATTATAATCACCCGTTTTTGCCACCGTTGCCAACTCATCCTCACGAACAATTGTATCCGGGATGTATAATTCGTTCAACGTATGTATAACGGCCTTATCAACAACCACGTGGCTATAGTCACTATTGATAACCAACCAGCCATTTGTTGATCCCACCTCAACATACAATGAACCGATACCTGTGCCGAAGTTTACCGCATTTTGTGTAGGACTCACACCTGCCATTGTTCCGTATATGACAGTATCCACACCGCCATCGGTATAAATTAGGCGGAATGTGTCGCCAATGTTAGGTGTAAATGTCCACGTGAAATTGATTTGCACGGTTGTATCCAATGATGAGGGTACATTTTCATCGAGAACCGTTGTCAGGTCCTCATAATGTGTACGATTTTTGATGAAGTCAACCTTTGTAGGATCGTCCTGATTCCAATCAACCTGTTCCTGTTGAAGAGGTGAGATAGGAATGTCGAGGAGGTCATTATAACTTCCGGAGAATGCCACTGTGGAAAGCTCATCGGTTTCAACGTATGTGGATGTGCCGTCGGCACCGTCATTGTTAAAATCACTTGTCTTTGTGGGTTTATTTTTAATAAAATCAACCTCCGTGTTATCACTTTGATTCCAATCACTTTGTACCTGTGCATCCGGTATCGTAGGCTTATTTTTAATATACGCGGGTGAACCTGTATTTGTTTCGTCCCAGTCGCTTTGTACCTGTTCACTTGTTGAACCGAGATTCTCCCACGTGATTGTTTCCGGCGAGGTTGTATCATCGACCTCCAACGCAACGTAGATATCGAAGTTACCTGATCCACTCAAGCCCACATAATATGCATCGCCGACCTTGACACCACTTGTCGGAAGATCACCAACGGAATCAACACGCCCTTTGATTGATACGGCCGAACTGATGCTATCAAGTTTTTCCTTGTCCTCGTCCGTAAATGCATTTGTTCTTTTGCCTTCAATTATTAAATTACCTATCTCAACAGGATCAAGGAATATAAATTTATCCTTCTCGCTGTCAAATAAAACCGCACTGTCGGTTACCGTTGTCGTTACGGAGTTTTCACCGAATGACATTGTGGTTTCCCTTTGAATTTCATTTAATTTTCCCATAGATTAAAAAACAATTTATTTATAATTTTAGTATTGAATATCCATTTTTTGATGAATTTACGGCATCGCGTTTAAGTTTTCTACCCAATATGTCATAATACGGAATTACCGGGTCATATTGAGGTCCCTTTTCCGGCAAAATCAACTCCGGGACATTTTCCTCCGGCAGACACATATTAATATTAATATATTCGTCCATACAATTTTCAAAATTATCATATGCGGCAATTTCCACAGGCACAATGTCCGCATTTTTCCATACCCAGTAATTACTACCGTTATCATTATAATTAATATCTCCTTCGGCCGACGGTGCACATTCGGTCCAACCATTATCACCACGATTATACATAACGGTTCCCTTGAAGTACCCCATATTATCGGCCCCGTTGGATGGATTTTTACATAAATTCACCGTTGTATTTTCGTTACCAAATATTTTTACATTCGCCGGCAGATCACCAATGGTCACCACCGCATCATCATAACATAACTCAAGACTTGCATCGGATTCAACGTGTTCGGCTATGACGTGACCGTCGATGACAACCCTATTTTGTGACGATTGATCCAATACAAGCGTGTCAACCGCCGTTGTATTACATTGTGAGAAATGTATGGCCGTGTTGTTACCATTGTGGATATACATATGTTCGGAACGGATGATACCGTTTATATCAGGCGTGGCGCCTTGATACCACATATTAATTCTTTCTGCCGATAAAACACCATCGCAGCCCAACTCAAAGTAGTTCCTGTAATTATAATTGTATAGATCAAATTCATTACATTGCAACACCACGGTATCCAACAAAAATACAAAATTAAAACTTTGGTAGTTATCGTGCGTATTGAAATAAAAATGATCAAAGGCAATATCGGTCGTCGGGACCACCATCACCTCGCGATAAAACTGTCTCCACTGGTTATTACCTATATTCTGCAAACCGGTCGTGCCGGAAAAATCAGGCAGTGGGGTGATATAAAAGATATCATTTTGTGTTGTAAAGTCCTGTAAATCAACAATAAAATCATTTCCTTCCCACACATATGTATCGAAATACCGACCCGAGACGTACCTGTCGAAACTGACGGAACCCATTGTATGTACCACACTTATGATATATAAAAATATAATTAGAATCCTTTTCATTTGCAATCCTCATATTTTGAAAAATCAATTGTTCCCCCATATAATATATCACGTGCCAAGGCATTCGCGGTAATCACGTCGTATCCGTCCATCATTAAGGCACGAACGATTATCTCCTGTTGTGAAGGATGATATACCGTATTATAAATGTCCCGATATTCATCCCGGATCTCCTGTTCGGCCATTTGTAACCGCAGATTCCAACCGGTTGACGTAATTGTACGTGAACGGTGCGAAGGTTGTGGCGGCCGTGGTTTTTCCTGTCTTATCAGTATGCGGTAACGTTCGACAAGAATGTCATATGCCTTCTTTGCCGATTGGATTCCGCGGGTTGAATCGGTGATATCATCGATTTTTTTGTTTATATCGGTAAATTCCTTATCATTGGAAACAATGTGTCCTGAAAGTTTATCATTTGTTTGTGATATTTTTGAGGTATTTTTATTGACATCCTTTTGGGTGGATGCGATTTTTTCCTTATTTTTGAGAACTTCATTATTTGTGTTTGAAATTTCATTGCCCAATGCATTTATATCGGAGTGGATATTTTTTACATCATCATTGACATTCGAAACATCCGTTTTTACCGCATTTATCTCTATTTTAATGTGAGATATGTCATCGCCGACTGTATTTATGTCATCCTGCAATGATATGGTCGTAGAATTGAGATTTTCAATGTCATTTTCAATACCTGATATATTATTTTCCAATTCATTTGTTTTTGAAATGGCTGACTCGGCAATTTCCTTTGTGGAATTGATGTCGGACCCCAGGGTATTAAATGATTCGATGTTATCAATGATATGTTCGGAGAGTTTTTCACCGGTTTGATCGGTTTGTTGCTGGATGGATTCAATCGATTCATCAATTTCAACGAACCTTTCATCGGCCTCCTCAATATGTTCGTCGAGATCCTGTTTGATTATAAGGGAGTTATGTTCAAAAGGTTTATTACTATCCCTTCTAATGTCACTATCCAATATAATTTGTTTGTTGCCTGTGGATATATGTATTCCGTCATCCTCGACCGTTAATTCTATCGAATTGTTTCCGTATGTTATTCTTACAGTTTTTTGAACTTCGTTTACCCTTCCCATAATCGATCATTTTATTATAATTTTAGGAAATAAAAAAAGGCCCCCAAAGAGGAGCCTTTCAATTTAAAACCTGATGAGATTTATGAAAGTGTAACCGTCTGCCAAGTTGTTCCACCATCAAGTGATGCCATCAAGGCTGCTGGCGAACCTTCTATTTTAAATTGAACACCACCGAGTTGGGATGTTCTCGCTATTGTATCAGGAATAAAATTTTCGTCTATTGTCTCATATTCGTAGCCACCCGTATATACCTGCACGTCAAATGGATATGATGGCAAATTTCCAAGTATTGCGCCGTTGTAAGGCGAAAGGTATTGTTTCATATAATCACATACAAGCACCCATTTTTTGTTATCGAGTGGTAAACATAATGTACCAGGATATGTGCCGATTGTGCTACCTTCTACGGCTGTGGATACATATGTATTTCCATTAAATGTAACATTATATGTCTCACCCTTTTCTATAATTTGTGACCAGTTAAAACTATTTGAATAATTTACGTTTTCCGTAATAATGGTGTCGACAAAATAATTTGGTTCTTCCCCTGTAACACCACAAATCCTATTTTTAATATAGTCAGGAGATTCGCTGTCATTTTGATTCCAGTCGGCCTGAACTTGCGAACTTACGGGTTCCCCGCCAACTTTCAATGAAGGCACTTCGACCTCATCTTTGAAAGTAAATTTATCTTTCAAGGAATCAAATTCTACAGTGTCATCCTTGATTGTCGTGGTAAACGCATTATCACCATATGATTGCGTCATTTGTTTTTGAATTTCGTTTAATTTTCCCATATTGTATAATTTTTTTTATAATTTTAATTTAGTGATTAGTATTTGCATATGTCTCACATATTAAACTTACCTCGTCCCCCTCCAATCCATTCTCCGTATGGAAAGTATAATTTGTATTAGCAACATCCGGTTCTATTACAATGGAATGCCATTCACCATCAACAGTAAGAGTTTCTATATCGGTCGAGGTATTTCCTTGACGAATTGATGCCGTTGCCGTACTTCCCTGCACAGTTTTTACACAATATTTGAGGTCCATAATCAACGTTTGATTTGCATTCTGCGGAAATGCCAATGTTATATTACCTCCTCCTTGAATGGAGTATTTAGTGTAAATTTTTTTCTTATTATAATAGGTGGTCACACCATCTCCCCCGTCTTTCAGGATTTCCGTTTGACCTTGATTTAATAACGCAGGTACGTATACCATATTATTTAATTCAGCCTCTGTATTGTTACAGCCAATTACAACAGTATGTGAACCCGTAACAGTACAATTTGAGGCACCTACGGTTGCGGAGTATTGTCCTTCGACTGTATTGCCCGAGCCCGCTATACTTGCCTCACTTATTCCCTTTAATCTATTACCTTCGCCGGAGATTAGTCCTCGTACGCTTTCATCAGCAGTATTGTCATAACCAATCACTACATTTGCACCGGAACCTGTCGTTGTTGTATTTTTGGTTCCAACGACTAAATTATTGGATCCGGCAAGGGTGTTTTGAACTTCTTGTGCCGATGGGGCACCAATGACAACACCATTATTACCCGGCATTACATTGTTCTCATTACCCATATTGTAATTTCCTCTCTCATCCGGTTGCAATCCACCACCCGGAACTACCGGCTCACCGTCAATTGTTATTCCCGGTGCATCTATTGGATCCTTAAATGTAAACTTATCCTTTAATGAATCAAATTCAACAGTATCATTTTTTATGGTTGTTGTAAATGCATTATCACCAAAGGATTGTGTTGTTTGTTCCTGTATTTCGTTTAATTTTCCCATTTTATTTAAAAAATTATTTATAAATTAATTATTCATCCTTGCCAAATTCAAGACGCTTTCTTTTTAATCCCGTCTCAATATAGTGATGAATTTCAACAAAACCTGTTAGTAAACCTGTGGCAGTTAGGACGGATCCATCTATTACTCCCATGGGTGGTACAAAGAAACCTCCTATTATCAGCCCTATTGATACCACAAAGGCCACCCAAAATACAACGTCAGTGTTTTTTAACCATTCCTTCATTCTTTTTAATTAATTTTTTTATATATTGTTAACCTTTCGTGCCGTTAGTTTGTATTTTACGTATATCAGGTTATCATTAGGGTCAACCGGTGTCCCAACCGGTGAAACACCACTAACACGAATGTATATATCATCCTCGTCGGCCTTTACCTGTATTCCTCCCAATTCGCTTATTGAAAAATTTATATTTCTCCACGAAAACAGTGTGTAAGGATTGGTACTCCTACCTTGTGTTCCGGGGAAATTCTTCGTGGATCCCACCGTTAACGAAATGGAGTTATATGAGTCAAGACTTTGGCCTGCACCATATGCCCACACCTCGTCCACGGAAATAACATAATCACCAAGGTTATCCCCTATCAATGCATTGAAAGGGTTTACATTAAATGAGGAAACGTTGTGGTTGTATAGTAGTTGATCATCGCCCTGGTCATATGCATAAAATGTTGTCTCGCCTTCGAAGGTATACATTTCCTGCGGTACAGTAGGATCAAAAGGATGAATCCCACCGAAACCATTAAGTGTGCCCATATAGGTACGTAATAGACCTTTGACACCCATAACATTTTCCCCTTCCAATATTACCGATTGATTTCCGTCAAGGGTTATGTCGAAGTGTTGATTCCCGAATGATTGGCGTATTGTCTTAAAACCATTTGTTTGTATTTGTGCCATAATTACATTTTTATTTGTATTTAATTTTAGTTATCGATTATATATGAATTATATTGCGACGGTTTTTTCCTCCCACACGTCTTACCGAATAAATTTCACTAAAACCGTCATTGATGGCCTCGTCCGCAATCATACCACAGTATTCCTGTAAACGGTCACGAATAAGATCATAATATTGCTCCGCAATTTGTCTATTTTTTATGGCAAGATTTTTAATCATACCCTGTGGAACCGTTACGGAATCCTCACGTTGCTTTTGCACCATACCGGAGAATGTATCCACGACGGATATCTCCTGTACATATTGTGCATAAACCAAATATGCTATCACCGCATATAGGCCGTCGTTGAGAATCGACTGTAACTCCGCAGGAATGTGTGCAGGATCGGCCGTGTCGGCGACGATCCTGTTATATACATCCGTACCTACAAGACGTTGAAAGTCCGAAAATTCGGTCTCACGGATGATTTGTTCCAACCTCGTGGTGTTATTCTTACTACAAGGTTTTATTTGCTGCATTTTTTGTACCGTTAGTATCATTATGTAAATATTTTTTCATAGTTTTATTATTCGACATAATTCATTGTGAAATCACTCATATGAAAATCCTCCGATGGAAATTGAATCGAGGTGTTTTCAAATATTTCCGCCAATGCCTCCGAGATAATATCACGTTTTGGACGAACAAGGTCATTGAAGTAACTTACACTTACCTTTAATTGTGCACCGCTAACCGTTATACCTGTACTGAACTCGAAGTCAATCAATATACCCGGAATTTGTACACATTTACGAATATTATTTGCAATTGATTTCTCCGAAGAATCAAATTTGGATATGTCCCGATTGTCGGGAATGACATCCACCTGATAATTATTCGATCTTGGGTTGCCATTTTCGTCAAATTCGGACTTGATTACCAATATTTTATCTCCATTTGGGCCCGCAAATTTCTTTATTTGCTCCAATTGTTGTGCCTTTACACGTTCATCCTTCGAAAAATCCGTGCGGAGTATCAACTTACTCGGAGATCCCTGTGTTACCTCATTATGGCGTGTGGTCTGAATTGCCGACTCGGTATCCATATCCATTGCAACACATTCGAATGCATTCGTAGGATAAATGTATGTATCATCAAAAAAGATGTGATATACCTGCGTGGTTGTCTCACATTGTTCGGCCTGTTTACGGAATACCTCCGGATTATTATTGAATAATGGTAATTTTGTGAATTTTTTCTTACCCTTCTTACCGCTAATTTGACCTCCCCAGTCACCCACATATACATAATTACTATGCCCCGAATCATCGAACTCACTAAAACGTACCTTTGTGAAGTCCAATACACCCACCGAAACGACTTCACCCTTTAAATTTTTTGTAACGGATATAAAGGCACCATTGAATTTTGCCAACGATTTCGCTATATCACGTTTGAATTGATTGAGGGTGTATTTTTTGTTGGTAATCGTTCTACCAACCTCAACGTTTCCCATTGACTCCACATCAAATGGCGTGGACATAAAGTCGGTTAGTGTCTTTACACATATACCGGCTGTTTGGGATGAATCTATTAATGATTCCATAGTGTTGGGGTAAAGGTTATCATCGCCGTAATAAACGATGTTACCCTTTACCGACTGTTCCCGGCCAATCTTTATCGTCCTTGGTTCGTTTTCGAACATTATTGGCTCAATCATAATTACTTGCTACTTTTTTTACCTTTTTTTGGTTTTGTTTCAACTGTTGGAGTTTCAACCTCCGTATTTTCAGGTGTTTCCTCTACCTGTGGTTCGTCCTGTGGTTCGATTATTTCAGGGTCTACAACGATTTTCTCCGCCTGTTTTGCCTTCTCTACCTCATATGCCTTCCAATCAAAACGGTCCTTTGAAATATACCCTTTCTTTGTGAACTTTACTATCTCCTGATCCGTTAACGTATCAAGATTGACCATTCTTTTTAATGGAGAAATGTAAATAATACCCGGTTTGATTGTCTTAATTAGTCTTTTTTCGATTTTTTCCATAATTAACTTATAATTTTTTTTATTAGTAATGAATTTATTTGCTATTTGGATGTTATTCTTTCCACAACAGGATCCCGCAGGTGCAATGCCATCACATAATGTCATTACCTTAATGACATCACTCATCAAACCATAGTTTTTTACTATCGTTTGGGTATCCTCCGTGAAAATTTTTGGGTTGTAATTCATAATAATCGCATATTTTATGTAATTTTAGTTTTCAATAATTCTTTTATATAATAACCCGGAGAAAATCAAAATTTAAGCCATTTTTATGCGATTTACGGCACTTTTTTGATGAAAATATGTAAATTATACAAAAAAATATTTTATCGCAGTGGAGAGCATATAAACCAAAAAGGGAATGCATCACGCATTCCCTTCCATCAATTGATTAATATGAAACATCTAAAAAAGCATTCGAACTATTAGGACAACATTGCTTCCAAGTATTCGATTGTTGCCTCATATGATTCAACGGCCGGAGAACCTTCGGAAATTGACATAACGTAGTATGAACAAGATTCACCTGCATCCGCCATTGAACTCATTGTAATTGTACGTGCACCATTATTATCCCCTGCAGCCCAACTGTCGGCGCTTACAAACAATCCGTTTTCCAAACCAAGTATAATAACCGAACCATCGGCCATCTTTGTACCCTTACGGTCAACGATTGCAACAATATTACCTGCGTTGTCGAAGTTTCTTGCGCCTTTGGCATCGAATTGATATCCTGTCAATGTAATACTGTCGGTAAATGTATCAACAGTATCGTCGGATACGTTACGTTCGAAACCACAAGTCATATTTTTCTTAAATCCTTTCGCAGTGTATGCCTTTTTACCACTCTTTAGTGTCAACCCAATTACCTTGTTGTAATCCTCCTGTGAGTATTCAACTGATTGGATATCATCGCGGTTGATAAGGTATACAGTTTGCTCAATACCTGCAACGGTTCTATTTGAACAGGTACTTTCTATATTTTGAAATATTTCATTTACACATTGTGACATCGCATTAAAAATTTTTTTATTGTTAAGGGATGGAGGCCAATTCCCCCACCCCGATTGTTGTTATTTATTAGTATGCTACCACGATAGACTCATTGTCAAGAACTTTTGCATCCAATGTGAATCCAAATGCGATCTTGTTTACTCTATCATCTTGATTATACCAAGACTCCAAGTTTGTAAATTCGTCGTCGTTTTCAGTACCTACCGCCAAGTTTTCTTTAACTGTGAATACCACACGGTGAGGTAAGAATGCCCCGTGGTTAGTTGAATCAGCCTCGAAGTATTGGAGATTTTCATCCCAGCAGAAACTCATATCTACAACCTCGTGACCCAAGAATTTGATTGATTGCATTCCGTTTTCAGTTACATCCAAAGTGAAGTTAACCGATTCAGTTTGCAGGTATTCCATCAAGCCCAAGAACATTTGACCATCAACGTAGAATTTAGCATCCTTATTTGCACGTACCTTTGCACTTGCCTTTTTGTATACTGACATAATTGTTGAGTATGCATTTGCTGCAGTTACTGTTTCACTTGATTGAATTGAAGTGATATCGATACGATCGATTGTACCACCCGTTACACCTGTGAAGATTTGTTTCCAAATACCATCGAAATAGTTGAAAGCGTAAGCATTGTCGCCGTCCTTCAAACCTGCCGTGTCGGCACCCGAAGCCTCTACATCCTTATCACCGAACCATACCGCACGGTAAATTGCGTTAACTGCGGCATCTTCAACTTCTTTTGCCAAGAATAAATACTCGTCCGAACCGGTGATGTCGAAACGATCACGATAGTCCTGAATTTTGTCGTAGTATGCCTTAAATAATGGGTTTACCTCTGCCTGACAGTTCGTGATTGTATCCTCAATCATTACAGGTTCCCAGTATTTTTGGGTTAAGTTTACGGAAGCACCACTTGATTGACGTGTACAAGTACCCGTATTTTTCTTACCCATCAAGCCCATTTTACCTGCAAGAACGATTTGCTCCTTCATTTTTATATCTCTATAAACTTGGTGAAGTGCACGAAGTTCAGGTTTTTCGAATACAAGTTGGTTAACAAATTGACTAAAACTACCAACCTCTTTTGGATTTAATGTTAATCCTGATACATTAATTGCTGTTGCCATTGTATTGTCGTTATTTTTTTAATTAATATTAGTTATCAAAATGAATTTTTTTATTTTTTCTTAAAACTGAATGCCATACCTTCGTCGCTTTTGTGTTCCGCACTGCGTTCGTTTAGGTGTGCCTTATTCATTGCGACGTAGAAGTTTTGGATTTCACTTAATTCCTTCTCAACGTCGGTAATTTCGTTAACCTTTTCCTCGAGATCACCTTTCAATTTTGAAATTTCCTCCATCAATTGTGCATTTGTTGCCTCAAGTTCGGCAATGCGCGCATCCTTTTCGGATTCCTCCACTATTGGTTCCACCGGATCAACTTCATCAACAGGTTGTTCCTCGATTTCAATTTTCTCCTCCTCAATAGGTTTCTCAATTACTGTTACAACACCACCTTCAATAACGATTTTTGTTCCATCGGTAAATAAAAACTCACCATCAGGACTTGCAGGTGTTCCTACCTGAATATCGTCAATAGTTGGTACCTCAAAAACTACCGAGTTGTCCTCAACATCAAATAATTCGACGAATGCCTCGCCCTTTGATGACATCTTAATGTAATTTTTTACACTACGTACTAATTGTTTTAGATTCATAATATGAAAGTTTTTTTTTATTTGAATTTTAGTTTATAATTAAATTTTTTTATTTTACATAATCCGTTATGAACTTGAATTCAATCAATTCATCCAATGTCATCGGGCGCTCCTGTGACATTAGTTCCCGGACCTCATCCTGCGTCTTACCCGATGTGACACAATATAACTCAACGATGTCCTCCTCAACTTCGGTCAGCTCAATCGCCTGTTTTATTAAATGATCTGCATCTCCCGAAACATTCTGCATATAGGGGTTGTGTATTAAAAAACTATAACGCGGATCCCAAATGCGTTCATCACATACCAACCATATGATTGTTGCCGCCGACATCACATCCCCGGTATTAAGAATAGTTATTTTTGAATGCTGTGATTGTAAAAATCGTAACACATCAGCAATATATATGGCCGAGTTGATGAAGCCACCGGTCGAGTTTAATTCTATCTCCACGTCCTCACCAGCAACGTAATATGTTTTTATGCCTTCCATAAATTCCGTTGCAAGTTGCGAATCTATATCTCCAATTATTGCACATTTCATAAGGAAAAATCTTTTATTTAATTTTAGTTGATTGTTATCGTTATTTTTTCACCCCGATTTACAACGTCTGATAATATTTTCATTAATTTTTCCATTGTTTCCCTACTATTTGATATATATCCGGCCCGATAATACATTCCCACCAATATGCATCCATTTGTGTCCTCGACATCATTGCCACTGTGTATTCTCACCCCCGAAAAAAATGGTATATCCAAAATATGCGGGAGTAATTTCTTAAAATGTCCGCTATAATCAAGTATGACGGTATATGTTCCCGCAGGAATCGCGGTTCTTCCATATACCTTGTCCTTTATATTTGTTAAATCCCTTACGGTATCCTCCAGTGTGTCGCAAAAATATTGCCCGTCAACAAATAATTGACCTATTGTGTAGGAATCCGTTAAAGTTATTCTTTTTACATCCAATTTCATAGTATTAATTTTTTTTATCTTAATCTTATTGCCGTTATCTCAACCTCCGGATTGTCAAGTCTTGGATTATATTCCGATATGCCCTCGACAAGCCATTCGCCGGGAATTGTATCAAATGTTACCTTGTTCCAGGGTTTGAACGTATTTATTTCATATGGATTTAATACCGCCGTTACCGTTATTCTATCAGGATATTCACATATGGATGCAAATTCGTCCCAAAATCCCATTTCATCAACGGTTCTATTTATTGCACGATATAGATATGCATATGTGGATTCCTCATTTCCAAGAAAATATCTGCATACCTTTACCCTGTAATTTGTTTGTGTGGATAGTTTTTGGACAATTATGAATTTATCATTACACTGCGGGTCGGTTGTATTCAATGCATATGTGTTGGTTTGTACCTGTCCATTGTCATATAAATAAGCAAAATATGCGGGTAAAAATCTTTCTATACTGAACAAAACGGTGTCGGTTGAACCTTTATCTATGTTTTGGTTCATTGAAATAATTTGTTTTCCTCCGGTTAATGTTGTATCATCACCCAAGCCTTCATAAACAATGTAACTTTCCTGTGGAACACTTGGAATATATAGCCCACGATTTGTTACATTTGTTATCCTTATTCGCTGTGGTGTTGTTGATTGTATGTTTTGAATACTATGGAAGTTTACCACACCCCCGTCAACCTTGAAAATCAAACAATACTCCTGGCAAATATACTTTATCAAATCCAGGAATGGAATCTTTTTCGAAGAGGCCTCCCTGTTATCACCTATCGAATAATGATAATTATCATTTGCGGCGAAACTGAACTTATATGTGGTTAGACCCATATATGTTACTATATCCGGCATACGAATAAATTGTCTCGACAAGGTTAAATATACATTGTAATCAAATGATACATCAAAACCCAAGTTTCCTAACACCGTGGTAATCAAATTGTAAAGACGTACATAAATACATCCTGTCTTATAGTCACCCACAACGTCATCATTTGTGATCACCTCCGTGGTTAACACATTCTCCGAATTGAGATTATATCTCTCCTTGTTGTTATTATTGTCTGTATCATCGTATTTATTCCCGCAGGAATATGTTTGTGTATCCGTGTTGAATTTATTGTATGGATATTGTTTTGACAATGTTCCTACCGAGTATGGCAACCATACGGCGTTCTCACCTGATACCATATAGCCGACAATATTATCCCAAGTGGCACCGGCACTAAATTGTGTGTCAAGTTCCGCATTGATTATGGGTACAATCGCCTGTGTGGCATCCCACATAGTGTACTGTTTTAATACATCCATTAGGTCTTTATCCCTGATAATGAATAAGTTAATGTGGCCGTTATTGATTTCGTCGACATAAACCTTGCCGGTGAATACCAATAAACCGTCGGTATACATTTTGAAGGATTCATCACCATACCACGAACCCTGTACCAACTTGGTGTTCATATTCATATTGTCAACGAATCCCAACGCCTTGCGGTTATGGTTTGTTAACGGAATTGAAAAAGTATTGGTGTGTGATAGGTAAATCTTTCCCAATGACTCCGTCGAGAATCCCTCAAAATTTACACCCATAGCGGTATTCTCGTCGATGTCAATCAAAATATCATTTATATATACCTGTACATTGTGTTTCATATTACATCTTTAGATTATTATACTCCGGTAATGTTATCATTATTGTGAATATTTCCTTTGGTTTTACAACACTATAGGAATTGCCTCCCTCAACGGTTACCGGAATCCAATTTGTATTGTTGTCCACAAGTTCATCGGTATCCTTTTGTAAATATACACGAGGTGATGACAAAACATCCGCATATGTTAGATACTGTTCCTTTGATACCGGTGTGGATAATTGTAATTTTTTATATGTGGTGTATCCTATCGCCATACTACCCGATGTCAGGCCACTTCCCGATTCAATCAACGACGAAACATCACCCACCTTGCTATCACTTTGCTGTAATACAATGCTACGTTTGAATGGAATGAATTTGTATTTGCCATCGGAGGCCAAGTATTTGATATAGACGTAGGTATTTACATCATCACAGGGACCGCCAATGACCTCCACCTTCTTTTGGCAGAAGTTTTCACCCCCATTTCCAAAATATCTCCATAATTTGATGTCAATCACACCCGATTGGTATTTTTGGAATTTATATCGCTGTAATTTGTATCTCGTTGATGCCATATTATTAGTTATTTATTTGAAGTGGTACAAATATCGACGCGTTGCAATTTGCATCCGCATTTTGACCCGAAGGACGATTAATAAATGCCGTAAATGTTAGGCGTATTGCACCACCCGATAACGTTGTTGGTGTTACACGCAACTCGCCTTGTGTGAATATTTGTGATGTGGTCATTACCGGCGCCGTTGAAAACCACGTAAATAAAACCGACGTGATTGTGTTGGCCGTAAATGTTGTACCCGATACAGGAGTGACGTCAACGTATCCTAACGTTATACCGGCAACGGTTGTTCCCTCACTTCCCGTCAATTTTGCCTCCAAATATACATTCACACCGTAAGTTCCACGTACAGTCGATACCACCGGTGCGTAGGTTGTTTGACCGGCGGTTGCAAACGACGACACATTGTCGATATATCCATTCTTTGGGATAAATGACCGTATGTAGTTGTCAATGTACGACTTATCATATACGTCGAGATTTTGTCGTGCACTCGCAATACTTGTCAGGTCACTCAAGTTATTGCTTCTTAATAAATATATGGAAGTATCCAACGAACTTTGGCAAAATGATTTTAAGTTGGCCAAAGACATATTTACCGTTGGAGAATTTGGGCGACCCATTGCCACGTTATAATCCAAATAATTGGGTAGTTCCTCGAGGGGAATAAGATCCTGTTCGAATAAACGTTTTCTCGAAAGGTCCTGTTGTGATCCATCCTCATAATATACCTGACAGGTCCACGCGCCAATGGTTTGGCCGGGAACTTTTATTAACGTCTGATTATCGTCCTTTACAAAAAGGTTGCTCGTATTGCGAATATTTCCATCATTATCGGTTACCGAAACCAAATAGTTTTGGTTTCCTATGTTGTGATACATTACGACATAATATTGCTCCCTAACCGCGTCAAATATCACATCGGCATCCGTAAATCTTTGTGTTTTTACCTTTAACATATCGCTATGGTTTATTTTTTATTTAATTTTAGTTCAACTGTGGATCATTCGGAACAAATGTGCACACATATGAAAAATTATATTTTATGGTATCAATGGAGGTCGAATCATACCACGAAATACCCGTTGGTTGCAATTGTGTCGACTGACCAATGATATGATTCCATTCCAAGTCAATGAAATACACAGAGTTAGCCTCAAGTGTGAAGTTGGCAAAACGTATTTGATAGTCCGGTGTTATAACCATTACAGGATATTGTTGTTCAACGTTCCTGATTGCATTCGTTAATGATAATGTGGTACCATATCGATATCCACGTCTGAAATATCCGGGTAGGTTTCCGTTGGATTTTTTTACAACCGGTTTGATAATCAATGGTACCTGTGTTGTAAACTGACGGCCATTGAAAATACCTTGTATGTCCGAGAAGTAACACGGATTTAATTGCATATCGGCATATGTCTTCACGTTTTGGAATGTAAGTTCAAAACCGCATACACCGTTTTTGAAATATGAGTGTAACGTGTTGTGACAGTTGGTTCTGCCCGATTCGGTTTGTGTTGTTTGTATGAATGGATATCCTGTATATGTATCACCAAATCTTAACGCATCATTTTTGGTCATATCGAATGTTACATTTGTATACTCATACTCCTGCGCAATTCGGTCAATTTCCCCTCTGCTGTAAACATCCAAGTTTTCACGGGCGATATCATAATCCAAACCCTCGAAACCTTTTGTTACATATGCGGAACCACCCTCGTTGACGTAGTTTGAGAAGTTGCCGAATGTTATGTTTTTACTTTCATTGTTTCGTTTTCCTATTGCAATTCGTACGGTATTGATAGGAATACCAAAGGAACGATCAAATAATGGAAGACCTGTCAACAGTTCCGATTCGGAGAATGTGGTGATTATCAACGGGAACTGACTCGTCTCAAAATTCTCGCTATTTAATATAATTGTATTGAAGTTGGCATTCTCAATGACGTTATACATACAGGAATCCGTTATCTCCTCATAATGATATGTGGGAATACCCTTATATCCCTCTATCGAAATGTACGCCACACCCTTGGGTATATTTATTGAGGTTGTGCCCTCAAATTCATCCACTGTTATTTGTTGCATCTTTCTAAAAATTATTTTTCGTAAAATAAACTGTCATTATAATCACAAAAATATACATCATCATAATCACAAAAATATAATGTATCATCCTCGGTCAGGCCCAATCGATCCGTTGTGTTGGAGAATACATATATATATCCGAGATTGTCCTTGCCTGTATATATCGTCTCCATTTCACAGGTGTCATATATATGTTCCGGCGAGTCACATATCATTATATCATCCTCAAACTGGCGCGATATGTTTGCAATGGTGAAATCCAATGTCAATACGGCCGTCTCCGATGCAGTATTTGTTACCGTTGCCGTTAATGTTACATCATTTAACATATCGGACATATTTTTCCACGAAAATGCTCCCTGTGTGTCGTCGTCAATATTGTCGAATGTTGACTGTAGTAATGTTCGAAGGTCGCAGGTGAAGTATTGAAATGTGCCCGATGTTTTGTATTTTAACATCTCAAGGCCCGATGCAATTGTTTGACCCCCACTATATGTCAACGTCAAAATTACCGTCGCCGATTGCTGTGAGTCAACCACCAAATTAAATGGTACCGGATTTGCAACCGCTATGAGTGAATTGTTTTTGATTTTTGATAAATTTGTTATTGTCATACCTTTCCATTATTTTTCAAATCTTATGCTGACCGTTGCGTTTACAAAGTCAACGTTAAGATCATATTTGTTCAAAACATAATTCATCGAACAGGAATCAATATAAGCGTCCTGTTCACATTGCAGGCCTTCCAATATGCCATTTAACATTCCGGTTAGGTCAACCAAACGTCTTGTATACTTTTGCATAAAGGTTTCATCCAAACTTGATTCCGTTTGTTCATCATCGGTTTCCTCACGTTTCCTACCTAATGCAATTGAACCTTGATATGTTACACCTTGTAGTCCCGTATCGCCATAACGGGGAACCATATTGAACGCAACACATAGAATTAAATCAAAATCCTCGTATACGGTGTTGTCAACCACAATGTTGTTATATTGTTCGGGCCCGGCACAAAAATATATGTCGTTCTCCTCACACCAATTATTGAGATATGTTATTAGATCAAATAAATTTTCCATACGTAACTTATTTATACTAATTTTAGTTACATAAAAAAACCCCCGAAAATGACTCCGGAGGGAAAAATAATAAAAAAATGATTTGGAAGTTATATCTCTAATTTCTATTAATATAATAACCCATCGTTACCGAAAATTCAACACATTTTTGAAAAAAATTGCAATATCAAAATCCTGTGTATAAACGGAGATCTTTTTACAAATGCATAATTATATTGATTTATCGAAAACTCCGTTTAAAACTATGTTAAAATCGAAAATAACGGATGTTTTGTCAAGGATCCTACGGTGAATTTTTTAAAAAATAAATCCTATTATTAAAATAAAACATCACTATGTCAGGAAAAAGAAAAAATATTGAACACGATATTCAGGTCGAATGTGTGAGGTGGTATCGTGAATCGTTCCCGGATGGTATCATTTTTGCCGTACCCAATTGTGGGACAAGAAATATCGCGACGTATTATTTTATGGTTAACGAAGGCCTTACAAAAGGTGCACCCGATCTTGTCGCCACACGGCCCGATGGCTCCGTCGTGTTTATCGAAATGAAGGCGCCCGCCGGTCGATTATCCGACGCACAAAAGGGAATTATGGCGAAATGTTCGGAAATATCGGAAAATTTATACATCGTTTGTAAAAGTGTCGAGGAGTTTATGCAGGTGTTTGTGTAAACTTTATTTTAAGGCCATTTATTCGCGCCCTACGGAGAGATCATATCCAACCTGATAAAATGTAAAGGTTTGTATGAGATCGTTTCGTAGGGCTTTTAATTTGAGGTCAATGCCTTCGTAATCGCATCCTTCATTTTTTCAACAATTGTTTCACGTGCCTGTGGCATTACCGGCTCAATGAAGTCGTTTCCTTGTACCCCAAAGTCCGCAATGTGTTTACGGATTGCCCACGAACTTCCATCAATACCATATTGCTGCATCCAATTTTCTATGGGTTCGGCCGGAGGCATTTTGCCGGGACCACGTCCATATAACATATAAGGTGTATATGCAGGTGAGTGGAGAATTGCAAATGGCTTGTTGGAGGAGTCGATGTCCATCTCAAAATATGTTTGCGCACCAAATTCACCTGTATAGCCCTGATCGTAATAGGCCGATGTTACAATGTTGGTTGCAGCCGAGAGATTAAGGGATTTAAGTACCTGTCGTAGATCGATGGTTGGTACTATGTTCGTGGTTGATGTCATTGTGTTTTGATTTTAATTTTAGTGTTTTGATTTTTGCGATTTAAAAATTCCATTTTTTTTTCAAGAACAGATATATATGTCCCTTGATGAAAAAAAAATGGACTTTTATGGTAAATAGAATTATATCACCCTATTAATCAACGTATTAACTTTTGGTAGTAGACTTCATAACCAATTTTTGGAACTCATTGTTCTTAAAAATGTACAGCAACTGAACAAAACAATCCTTATAAGGCATATTTTTAATGGTTTCAAATTTGGTTATGTCACCACCTGCAAGATCATTTAATTGAAAATACTCCTGATCGAACATAGAAAAATCCACCTGCTCCATTTGGGATGCATATTCGGATGGAAACTGACTTGTAAGGGCATTGTTTTCCATCGTTATCAGTTTCTCCACATCATCCAACACGGCACGGACCGACATTATCACCCTCCACGCCTCAACCTTCATATAATTCTCCCAACCGGCATTTTCAAATATGTATTTGATACAGCCACCGATGTCCTTATTTGAATACTTTCGCATCAATGACTTTACAAAATCCCAACTATAATCCTGTAATGCCTTATTACTCATATAGTTAAACTTAACAAGTTTTTTGTCATTGAACTTGCCGTAATCCATCAGGAAAAGGTAATCCTGTTGTTCGTCCTCCAAAAGTCCTAAATATTCGCCGTATGTAATGTTTATATTAATCATATTGTAAACTTTTTTATAGTATTATTATTTCATCCTCAACCACTGTCGGTCTATGTAAAAAATTAAACGCATATCTCAACCCGGCATCCAAAAGGTGGTTATATTTATCTATTGGAACACTGTGTTGCTCCTTATCAAGCCAAATATATTTATTCAACTCCTGCTGTAGATTGACGCTATTTTCGTCCACAATTAGTTTGTAGCCGTGTATGACCTTGATATTCTCAACGATACCATTCTTTTTACAAGGCCTGATATTAAGACCTCGCGCATATAGGTCGGAAATTAGCCGATCCTCGGCGCAGTCGGCGACAATGGTTCGCGTACCACATTTCTCCCGTAACAATTCGGTGAGGTCATCAGTTGAGTTTCCATTTTGATACATACACTCCTTCAAATATATGGTCCTATTTCTTTCGTCGATGGATACCAATACCAATGCATCAGGGTCCTTCGAGTAACCGAAGTCGAGACCGTAACAGGTCGTCCCGGTGTCAACAAAGTCACCAATGGACCAATTTGTATACACCGCACCGATTGCCCTGCCGACCATTCCGAGCCCATATACATTATAAAGATTTGCAAAATATTCGTCCTTGATTGTTCCGTCCTCATTGAAGCCTTGTTCCTTATATGACTCTATCTCCTTGACCTCATTCTCCGGCGCCATCTCATTGTCGTACACGTTCACACGCAAAAACGCGGTGTCGGGTAAAATATTGACGCGCTTCTCGATGTAACTTTCAAAATCGGCGTTATAGTCAAGTATTACCTTCTCGGCGCGTGATGCTATTTGTCTATATGTCTCAAAGGACAACCTATTGGCCTCGTTGAAAAATACCCAACCCCTTGTTCTCAAACCTTTACCGATATCCATTCTATCCGCACCGATGAATCTTATCATCGAGCCATTGTCAAACGAATATTCAACACCACCACGGAACTTCTCCGGATCATATATGTTAAAATCCGACATTATAAACCGGAAGTCCTTGATGACCGTTATCTTCGCCTTCGATAACTGATGGGATACAATATTCACCTCCGTGTTGGGGGTATTTAAACAATGGTTGATTAATAATATGAGAATGGAAAAGGTCTTTGAACAGCACGCACCACCAACAATACTATACACGTGTGCATCCGGATTGTCAATGATTAGTTTTGAAATCTTATTTAATGTGGTGGTTGGCCTTATCATAACGGATTAGTTTTTTATACCCATAGGGTCTATCGACATAATTCTTGTTATCTTTTCGCCACCCGATGTGACATCAACACTTTGTGTAGCCTTTGGAACGTGATATTCCGCAAGTCTTAACATTAATTCAACATACTTTTGTTCGTTACCCTTCTCACGAATCTTTTCCAACGCATCCAATACATTCGGTAACTCCGCCTCAAATATTGATTGCATTATTGCACGTAACTCCTGTGTGGATTTGTTTGGAACACCTTTGGGGCGACCGTTGGGATTTATTGCCGGGGCACCTTTGACACAATTTGGATTGCCTGCGTGTGGATGTGGTGATTTACCTGTTGCCATAATTATTACAAATTATTTTTATTATAATTTTAGTTTCCATATATGTAATGATTTATGGCATCCTCAACCATATTAATAATATATGCAAATAGCGAAGTTGTTAAGGAAATTCCCAAAATTATTTTCCAATTTAGACCAAATATTATTGAATAAAATAAACCATTCCAAAATCCCATACAGGTAGGGCAGTGGAATAAAATACCGGTGAATTGCCATCGATTGAAATATTCACGAATGGATTCAAATATCCACGAGCGTGTTATTATTATTGTTGAGCCCAATGCGGCCAAAATCGTTAGTGCTATCATAATGCCTTATTTTTTTCCTAATGTATTTTTGTATAATGTTATAATATTCGAAAGATTTTGAATGGATTCAATGTTATTAAGATTATTTTCACGAAGGAATCGTTTGAATCCGCTGATTGAGTTGTTATTTCTTGTGATGACCTGTTCAACCGTTCGCGTTGTAAGGTTTAACTCGGATGCTATGGTGTCGTTGTCCTGCGGTAGAAATCCCATTATTCCATACTTACGTTTATATACATCCCTTTCTATTGGCCCCCGAAGAACACCCACTATAATGGTTTCAAGGTTATTTTTTGTAGCGGTGTCATCTTCATCCGATATAAATATTTCCTCCGGTGTCTCGTTGTCAGGAATGCTATTGCCGCATCCGGTAATATCGTCCTGTTTCATAGTAATATCGGTATCCTTACACTTGTTTTTAATAAATCCCCACGCCGATTGTTTTGCAAGGCGGTATACCCACGTTGAAAACTTTGACCCACGCCCCGGCTTGAATTCATTGAATGCCCTCCAAATATTTTGTAATAGGCTGCTTTCATATTCGTCCCAAAATTCAACACGTACCTTGAATGACTTCTTGCACATATCGATATATGGGCGGATGGTCGGTAGAATGACATTAAACCAATTGGGATTGTTTTTATTGGCGAGATAGTAGTCATATAATTCATCCCACTTTTGTGGTGTCACCGGATGATATTGATAATTACGCTTCATTGGTGGTGTCATTATTTTGAAATACGGAATCCAAAAGATTCTTATACCGAAGTCCCTGTTCCGTTATAAACATTGCGGCTGCGCCAACTATTTGACTTAATTCCTCTGCATCATATTCATTATTATGTACGGCCCAAAGTGTAAGTGTACGGAACTCGTGACATTCAAATGCGATGGTGTTAATTTTCCAATTACCCACAAAATATATCCCGAGGGTTGGCTCGTAATATAATGCAAGTGTTTTTGTTGTTGTTAATCTTTCCATAGTTATGTGTGTTTTTTATATTGTTTTTATTGGTTTACCTTGTTTGTATGATTCGATGGCGTCAAGTAACTCAAACGCCTTCTCACATTCCATCAGGCCGATACGCGAAATTGCATCACTACTTAATTTATCCAAACTTTTATAATAATCACATCTGCGGGTTCTATTGTCCTGTAAAACGTATGCGCGGTTGTTTTCAAATACCACGAAATCCTCCGATCTAAATATTATCTCCATTGTTCGTACTCTTTTCTTATATAATAACCCAAACCACCTAATTTGTTAAATACCTTTTTTGATCTACGCATAACATTTACGTGTTGTGTTAACCTACTGCAAATGTTGACCTTAATTTGCTTCATCCTTTTGAGATCGATATTCAGGCGGCTGCAAATTTCATCATTCTTGAGTTTTTCGTGCCCGAATATACCCCATTGATGGCAATAAATCTCCCACTCAAGCGGATCGGGTATGATTCTACGAAGCCAATTTTCGAATTCCGTATCACGAGCCTTTGTATAATTGTCGGCCTCCTGTTCCTCCAATGGGTCCGTGAATGAACCCTCCTTGTCAGGTATGATCGATGTGAATTTATCATACAGACGGTCATATTTCCATCCAAATGTACCGTTGTATAACTCCTCATTGAGAAATTTGTATATGCCTATATTGACCCATCTAATGACATATGGAAGTACCTTATCACACTTTGATGGCTCGTATGTACGGAATGCCGTATCTATTGCAAGGTGTATCTCCTGACCGAGATCATCCTGCATTTCGGGTGGTATGTTCCACTTTTGAATCGCCCGTGATATCATACCTTTTACAACCATATTATTAAGGACCGGGGAAATGTTACCCGATTCGATGTAGTCGTTATATAACTGTTGCCAATGTTGTGAAAGATTGATGTTCATCATAATTTTAAATGTTTTATATCATAATAATAACCCGTTGATTGCCGGTTTGTAACTTTTTATGTAATAATATGTAAAAATGCCTTTAAAAATTTAATTTGCGATTTTAATGCGATTTAAAAGGAGATCTCGGTGTGGGATATAGATTTATATTGTTTTGGGGAGATCTCCTGTTATATGCAGGATAAATGTGGTTATTTGCTGGGTAGATATGTTCGGATGGATTCAATTTTTTGACTGCTGGTTTTAGGTTCCGGGATTTATGTGTTTTTGTGTTTATCGGTAGGTCGATTTTTTGAATTTAAAAAAGTCCATTTTTTTTTCATCAAGAGATATTTTTATCTGTCCATGAAAAAAAAATGGAATTTTTTTACTCCTTAACATACAATCCTCTCTTAATCAAATAGTTAAATCTATCAACATTACAATCCAACTCCAACAACCATTCCTGTTTCGTCTTCGACTCACCGGTCTCCACACATTTAAACATATGCAATTTATGTTGTTTATGTTGTTTATGTTGTTTACTATGTTTTCCTTTTTGACATTCCGATTTTATAACCTTTGCCTGTTCAACCTCCATATTAACATCATCAACCACGCTTTTAAATAATGCCTCCGGATCCGCGATGATAACCTCACTTGCATCACCCTCGACCCAATTACTAATATATTCGGCATATTTCACACGGATGGCATCATCCTTTTTAAATTGTGACATAGCACGTTTGATCATACTGGCACCTTTTAATAATAATTTAAGACCTTCACGATTTGCAACCTCACAATCCCACTGTGCCGGATTCATACCAACGACCCACACGATATGTTTGATTTTCTTAATGGCATTTTCCACAAGTGTATTTTGTTTTGCACATTCCGCAACAACTGCATCTATTATACCTGTTTTTTCACCAACCTGCCACATTATCGATGTCAATTCGCGCTTCCACGCGCAAATAAAGTCCTCCATATCGGTTCCCGCGTAGGCACCGCGAAAGTCGTCATCATTAATGGCACCCGTCAACCATTTAACCATAAGTTCCGAGGCCTGTTTTTTAATTGGGTTGGATCTTTTAACAACGTGTTCCTTTTCAAATGTTTTATTCGAAATTGTCATAGGGTAACGTGACTTCATTTCACGAATAATATTTCCCAATGTCCACATACGTCCGTAGGCATCTATTTCCCTCAACGAATCCTGAACGGATGAGTCGCTTAATCTCTCATAATATTCGGATTTCAACTCATTATTATCCTCATAATCGGTGATTGCCTTTGCATTTGCAAACAATTCATCGAGGTCGTCGAATGATGTAAACTTATTATCGACATAAATATTAAGTGTAATATCCTTATTATTACGAAATCTACCGATAATTTGAATCATTTCATTCAGTGTGGTATCACCTTCGGTATATCTAACTGACACCAATATTTTTTCATTTGTATTTTTAATATTCAGTCCATTGAATGCTATACAGGTAAGCAGGTTAACCCTTGCGGTCAATTTCTCGGACGTTTTCAATTCGTCCACATTTTTAGGCCACTGGCTATGATATATTTTTGTATCAAGATGTTTTCCATTGACACACATACGTGCATAAAGAATCTTAACGTCCCTGTCGGAGAACACACATACACGGTCATAATCCTTTGAATTGATATCATTTTCGAGTGCAGTCAATGTGTCATTTGTTGTGATAATGTTGACCTTAACATCACGGCCATCCTTTTTGATAAACTTCAATACACGGCTGTTTGACTTTTGGATCTCACCGGCGGGTGTGGCCGAAACAAACACAATCTTCTTACCTTGTTGTACCCACGTTTGAAATTTTCCCCAAACATCCACGGCGGCGTCACGATATGTTCTATCGAGGAACAGCGTATGTGACTCGTCCACAAAGATTATATCACATCCTTGTTCTATCACCCTATAATTTTTAACAAACTGATCCCACACCATTGTGTTGACCTTGCCACGTTTATATTCACTCACCTCTCCGGAACAAACGATATTCGACCAACGATATAAATTATTGGTAACATTAAATGGCACGAGTATCAATGCATTGTGATGATATTTTTTTGTGATGGCCTCAAGCATTGTGGTCTTGCCGGTACCTGTCGGTGCCGAGATGGTAAGTATTTGTTCCTTTGATATATGTTTTTCTATTGTGTCGATATAATCGGACATCCATTTATCCTCATCCATTTCGATTTTTGTAATACGGTTCTCCTCCTGTTTTGCGATTACCTTTGATGATATAAATGGGAACGTACTTTCGAACCAATTCTTAACCAGTGGATTAATACCCTTATCATAAAACGAAAAATCCTCCGGATTTGCAAATAGACGGCCAACAATAACGCGTGCCTGTTCCTTTCCATATGTACATACAAGGTAACTACCAATTCTCCAACGGAGATCGTTACCTTTATATCCGCCCACGTGGTAATCCTTATTGATTAATAATTTACCGGCGATGGAATTAAAGTCGATATCGACATCCTTTGTTGTTATGGCCGTACCTTCATATTCGTTGCGGAATGATTCAAAATAATCGGAATACTCCTGTTTGATATTAATTTCATCACCCGGTACAATTTTTCCGGGAGTAACATATTCATTTACAATAAATGGCTCCTTTGAGAAGAAAAGTCCCTGACTAAATTTCACCTGGTGAAGGTCGAGTGCCTTCAATCCAATGTAATCAACACCAAATATTGATTTTATTGCCTTACATACCGCTATGGAGTAAAGCGTTGTATTATAACTCCAGCGATCCACACTCTCAAAGGTTTCGTTGTGGATACATATTATGTGTAATTTTCCTGATGCGGATTTTTGTAACGCATATACAAATGGAACCTTCGCAAATAATTCATCCTTTCCTTTGATTATTCTATCAACACATTCCGTTGTATCGATATCCATAAAGAATACATTTGAGGATGAATATTCACCTTTCGCCCCTTGATATACATATAATGCGGGAAGATTTAATTTTGAGGTTGCTTTTTGTGCAAGTGCACTCACCTCATTTATTTCGAAGTCCTTTATTTGGACACCCTTTCTTGTTTGAATTGCCGGCAGATAGCCAATCGTTAAGTTAATCATAATCCATTTTGTGTTTTTTTATTTCATAATCCCTTGTTTTAAGAACTGTGGGAGAAAGTTTCGAACCTTTCCCCCACCCGGCGGATTATGGAAGTTCCGGTGTTCTCTTTATTTATTATAATAATAAGACGATATCTCCGAAAATTTAACACGAATATAACTTTTTTCAAAAATTTTTTCCGATATCGTTCGATGTCATAATTATAGGTTTTTCCTCATATGTTGTTTTTATAATAATACATTTATTTTTAAAATTTAAATTCCAATACCTATTTTAAAACACCCGTTATTTTCAATTTTAAGGCGGTTTTAAAAGGAGATCTCCCCAAGAATATATAAATTATCATTCTCAAAAAGATCTCCTGTTATATCAAAGATTTTAAATAACCGTAATTTTATTTACATTTTGTTGCTGACGTTGTTTGTATTCGACATCGGACAAAACAAGGACAGTATCGGTTGTGGAACGGACGCTAACCGGTTGAATTTGACGTTCGAGGATTGTCGAACTAACCGATGAACTACCGGTGCGTGCGGATGATGCCGTAATACCGCCGGATTCCTCAAGTGTTGTCGATCGGTTGGCCGAATCAACCTTACGGTATGCCGATATACCGCTGGCTATTACCGCCGCCGATGCCGCGGCAGCCTGTGCGGCCTTTGCCGCCAAACCTCCCGCAGCCTGTGCGAATGTTGAGCCGAAGGCCATAGCGGCATTTGCAAGCGTGCTGACAACTATCGTTGCCTTTTGGACGTCCTTATTATCCTCATACAGGTCTGCAAAGACGGTGGTCATATTTTGAACGAAGTCATTACCTTGCTGTAACATTGTTATATACATATCGCGTTGCGCAAGTTTGCGTTGTTGGTCGTATTTATTTTGGATATCAAGGAGTTTCTCCTGTTTCCATACCTCAATATTAATCTCATCAAGACCGGCCTGACGTCTTGCATCGTTGATTTTCATCAAACGGACATATTCGGAATTCAATGCAACCTCCTCCTGATTTTGAAGGTCATCGATTGCATCCAATTGTGACTGAAGGTATTCACCCAAATTGGCGGTACCGATTATAATCGCGTTGGACATAAATTCCATCGTGGCCTGCGACATATCAACTATTGCGGCCGCACCTGCGTCATTCAATTCAACCTGCATATCCACAAGTCTATTCATATAGTCATCCAACAATTGGATACCCGCATCACCTGCGGCCTTATATGAATCATAGAGGTTCTTTAGGTCATTATCGTTCAACCATCCTATATCCTCCTTTGATAACGATCCACCCGCGGCCTCCCTTTTTAACATCTCACGAACCTCCATAATTCGGTCGATGTTTTCATTAAATTGTTCGGCCTGTCCCACATAATCGGCCTCAACGGCAAGATTGTCCCGATATAATGTAATCAATGCATCGTTGGCGTTTTGTGTTGCCTGTAATGTATTATTAACATTGGTTTCGAGGTGCGTAAGAAGATTTTCAACCTGTTGTGAGTATGTTTCAAATATACCTTGATATAATTTAAATCTATTCTCTATCTCCTTCTTTTCCTGTTCACCAACCTTTCTACCTGCCTCACCCTTAACGATTTCATCCCAAGTTTTTAATAATGCCTCGTAATTTTTAAAGAATTGGTTAACCGAAGGTGAATCGGCCTTATCGGACATTAATGACATTGTTTTTTGAATTTCCTCCGAACTACGTTTTAAAACATCATTTTGGAAGGTATAAAAATCACCCATTTGACGATAATCCCTGATATTTTGTGCGTTATATCCGGCGGTTTTTTCACTAACGGAAATCATAAAGTTTGCATATTGCTGTGCCGCGAGTTTAACCAATTGAATTTGTTTCAACTGTCTATCGAGGATATTCAATTGTTTTTGAGATTCGAGTGTAATCCGTTGATTTTCAATGGCTTGTTTTTGCAATGAAATTTCCTTTTCCTTATTGGATTTTGCCGTGTTTTTTTCAGCGGCGGTTAATTCGGTCATTGCATCCACACGTTTATTATAACGTGACAATTCCTCATCCAATGCCTTTTCCTCATTGGATAACTTTTCCTCCTGTAATGATATTTCGTTTAACGAAAGGTTATAAATATCACGTTCAAGATCAAGTGATTTTTGGGTCACACCGTTACGTGTCTGCTCTATTTCAAGACGCTTTTGCAGACGATTAATATTGGCCTGATTTTTGGTAAGATCCTTATCAATATCGGCCTGCTCCTGAAGAAGTTTATTCATTGCGGCGAGATCCTCGTTCATATACCTGATTTGGGTGTCCATATCCTTATATTTTTGATCCAACACATCCAAATCGCGCCACATTTTTTCGGTAACCTCCTCACCCTTATTCATCATATTGACATAACGTGTACGGGTCAATTCGATCTCCTCATTCAGACGGCGCTGTTCAACACGGAGTGATGTAATTTCATCGGCACCGAGTTTTGACAACAGACCGTTGATACGTTCATATTTTTTATTAATATTATCCAAACGATCCTCGAAGGAAAGTGCGGCCGAACCTGCCTCCTTAAACTTTTCAACAAGGGTCAGGATCATCGGCAAGGCAATGGATACAATGGCAATAAGAACATTTGATTTTGCCGCCTTATTCATTCCATTCAATGCCTTTGTACCGGCATTTGTTGACACATTTGCCGCATCCTGTGCCTTTTTATATGCACGGACGGTATTTTTAAGATTACCCATAGTACCGGCAACGGTGTTAATGATCTTACCCAGTTTTGTTTCGGCAATTCCGAGATTTGCAACCGTGCGGGATGCCGCGCTTGTAATGTCCTCCATTTCATCAATACCCATCGTTTGGGTCTTAATATTCCGTTCCATTCCGGCAATTTGTTTGTTGGTATCCTCAAGTGTTTTGGCCAAATCGTTATATACCTCACTACCCTCATCCACACCCTTCATTTCATCTATGAGTTTTTTTTGTGTCTCATATAATTGATTCAAACTCTTTTGTGCCTCATCGGTATCTATTTCGACCTTAATGTTTGCAGTACTATCAGCCATAATATGTTTTTTAATTAATTTTAGTTAACAAAAAAAGGCACCCGGAGGTGCCTTTTGAAAATAATCATTATGTTATTATTCAATACTGTGCCAATTGACATTTCTAAATAATGAAATTATCGCGGACTTCCACAATGATGGTTTATAATCAATTGTTGGTGTCATAGAATTATCAACAAAATCGGAACCACCCGGGACAACAACTGAAAGTGTATTAAAGTTTGACATATTTATCGATGTTAAATAAGGACAATGTGTAAACATCAAACTCATATTTGTAAGCAATGGTGTACTAAAGTTTGATATATTCAATGTTATTAGATCATAACAATATCCAAACATACCCTCCATTGTTGTTACACTTGTTGTATCCCATCCCGAAATATCCAATGATGATAAGTTATTACAGCCGTAGAACATATTTGACATATCCGTTACACTGGAAGTATTCCACAATGGTAAATTTAATGAAGTCAACCCATAGCAAAAGTGGAACATACCCGACATATCGGTCACGCGGGATGTATCAAGGCCTACTATTTGAAGACTTGTAAGTGAATAACAATTTTCAAACATACCCTTCATTGTTGTTACACTTGTTGTATTCAAATTGTCCAACCCTGTTATTGTTTGTAAACCATTACATCCCGAGAACATTTCGGACATATTTGTAACCTGTGATGTATCAAATGCACTTCCAAAGGATACCGTTGTTATATTATTTCGATTGTAAAATAATCTTCTCAAGGATGTTAAAGTCGTTCCCGAGGGGATATCGTAATAAAAATATCCATTTGCATCGGATGTAATTGATACGTCACTGTTGTTTATTTTTATATTAAATGTATCATTTGGTATTGTAATACCCGAAATGTCGTGACCAACCACGTCAACCCAAGTACAGTTCGGGAACGCCGAAACAATGGCATTATTAAATTGGCGGCCATTGTAATAAATTGTGGTTGTATCATTTAAAAACATATTATTATAGTTATATTGGGTTGTTAACTGTGATGTATCCCACGTACGGATGTCAAGTATTTCAAGGGACGTACAGTTTGTAAATCCGTTCCGTATGTTCACATCACCACGAAGACCAACCCAACCGGATAGATCCAATTCGATTAATCCTGAATCGCCGGTCACAAATGATGCCATATTTGTTACGGATGATACATTCCAATCCTTAATATCAATACCCGTTAACGCGGGACAATATGCAAACATACCACCCATATCGGTTACACCCGACATATCCCAGTCTCCAATACCTTCCACATATTCAAGGAGTGAAACTTGGAGGAATATATTTAATGTGGTTGTATTTGATGAGGTATCGAGTTTTTGACATCCAAGAACCTCCGTTAAATTAGAACATCCGGCGAACATTCTATCCATCGTTGTCACGTGTGAGGTATCAATATTATCACCCCAAACGAATTTTTTAAGCGGGACACCGGAAAATAATTTCGACAATGATGTTAATGTGGTTCCTGCCGGAATGTCATAATAGAAGAATCCATTATTATCGGATGTAACACTGACATTTGCATCGTTTATTTTTAAATTAAACGTTGTATTCGGTGTTGTAATACCCGAAAGGTCGTGTTCATTGCATCCAACCCAGTTAACTTTTGGGAATTGATTTCGTATACTTTCGTTGAAATGATATGCATCGTAATAAACGGCCAATGATGATACATTTGGAACAAAATTGTTATATGAGGTAACACCCGAAAGGTTACATTTGCGTATATCCAACCCGGCAAGTTTTGTATCCCCCACGAACATAGCCGATACATTCGTTACATTAGATGTATCCCAACCGGACAAATCCGACACCGATACCAACTCATAACATCTTGCAAACATACCGGTAAAATCCGTACATCGTGATACATCCCAATTTTCAATACCCGTAATTGTTTGTAATGATGAACAGTCAACAAATACATTTGTAACAGTCGTTAATGGCGCACCCGCAAGATTCTCCAATCCATTTACCTCCGTAAGGTCGGTACACCCATAAAACATTGATCTAACATCCGATAAATTATTAATATTTATTCTATCACCGAATGTAAATGATGTTAGATTTGTATTATTCAAACATAATGAATGCAATGAGGTCAATGTGGTACCGGTCGGTAGATTATAATGGAAAAAACCATTTGCATCCGATGTAACACTGACATTTGCTTCGTTTATTTTTAAATTAAACGTTGTATTCGGTGATGTATAACCCGAAAAATCATATGTTCGGGTGGCACCTAATTTTGCCATCCGAACCATATGTGAATATAAAAGTACTTCCCTCATAAGAAATCATTATTTTAGTAGGCAATCATTACACCCAGGTTGTTTACTATACTAAATTGATATGTGGTATTAGGATCGTATACAGGTGTTTCGAGGAATGTTACACTACCCGGGAATGTTATTGTATATACCGTTGAACCCATTGTAAACTGACCCGAATAAATACCTACCAATCCGGTACCCGCACTGTTGAATGTTATTGTCTTATTTTGATTTATTGTTCCGAGATCGTAATATTTATTACTATCCAACGCATATGTGGCCGCACTTGAAGGTGATACCTTTGGAACACCCGCGGTAGGAATTGTCGGTGTTCCACTCAAGTCACTATAACTACCTGTTTTTGCCACAGTTGCCAACTCACTTTCCGTAACAAATGGATCCGCAGGACTTCCGCCTTCCCCATCATTAAT